GTGTACTTAGTGTGGAGACGACCTTGCTCCGCCCACTTAATCATGTCTGAGTTGGTGGGCATCTCTGCTCCGACCATACGCATGAAGCCTGCGACGCTGCGGTTGCCATAACGCTCGAACTCCTTCTCGAAAGTATCTGGGAGATACTGGTTGAGGTAGTCGAAGTTGGTGATGTAGTTGGTTGCAACTGGAACCCGCTCTGCGCTGGGTTGCAAATCGAAACCGGTGGTTGTGCTTACTGAGCCTGCCATGTTTTCTTAGGATTTGTTTCTTGGACTGCGAATTTTCAAGCCTCTCCCCGAACTGGGTGAGACGGCTCGAACTTTGAACTCCCCCTTGGAAACAGCTTGGGGAACGGGACGCTCGGACATGTTAATGTTTTTAGTCTTGCGCATCACGTCATCCACCGCAGCCGCTTTGCCTTGCTCGTAAAAGAACTCGGCAAACTTCTCGGGGTTCATCGCTACGGCTAAAGACTTGTGGTACCCCTTGGCGTCCTTGACTAAGCCCTGCTCGTCCAGATACTTGTTTAACCAAGCCTCGGGGGTCTGCTGTAACTTCTTCAATTCACCACGGTCACCGGGAGAATACACGTAGGACTTGTCGTTTAGATTGAACTCGAAACCTTTGAACTGTTCACTGAACACCTCTCCTGTCTTCTCGTCAAACCAATCCTTCCTGCGCTTCTGCTCCTCTTGGTACGTCTTCGCCTGTTCAACATATTGCTTATACTCTTGGTACTCTTCGGAGTCTTCCAGAGACCTTTCACCCGTTGACTCAAGGGGCGCTTGGTATTTCTCCTTCTCTTCTTCGAAGAACTTCCGAGCTTTAGCAACAGCTTTCTTCTTGGCTAATTTAGCCTTTTTAATATCAACCTCATCGTCGAGGTCTTCATCAAACTTATAGTCCTCCATCATCATCTCTACGTCCTCTGCGTCGAGGCCGTCTTCAGTACGTAGGAGGTATTCTTTTAGCAACCCATCCCCGTCCGCTTCGTCGAGGTTTTGGTTGACTTTCATAAAATCTTGTAGGCCGCGCCCGGTCTCTTGCTTGTACTTGTAGTACGCTGCCACATCTTCCGGAAGCTCAGCCTGAGTCTCTCGAACTTCGTTTAGCTCGTCCAACGAGCCAATCTCACGCCCATAGCGGGTGCTAAGGAACGAGCGAACCTCGTCTTCAGAAAGGCTAGGAGCCTCGGGTTCCGCCTCCGGAGACTCTTCGCTCTGCCTCGCCTCATGCTTGTCAAGGAGCTCTTGCTCTACCTGCTGAGTAGACTTATTCTCTACCTCGCTAATCTCTCTTACTTTGAATTCCATTTATATATAGTTTATCGTGGGCTGAACTCGGCTAAGTCGAAACCATCGAGGCTGTCCTCGTTAGATTCAAAACTCATGGGCGGCAAGTTATTCTTCCGCTGGTCAATAAGCTTGCTCTGCTCGGTATTTTGTTGACTAATCCTTTGGGACTTAGCGTCTTCACGCTTGTCCTCTCGGGCCTGCAACTGCTGCTCCTGCATGCCGTGGAGCTGCTGGTTGTATTTGAACTCAAGGTCCATAAGCTGCGCCTTAGCCCGTGCTTCGGCCTGCATCTTCTCAATCTCAAAGGCAACCTCCGCCTGCTTGACCTGCATCTTGCTCTGGGCCTCAGCCTGAATCTTCTGCATAGCCGTCTGCGCCGCCATCTGCTGAGACTGCATGTTGTTCTGCGCCTGCATCTGCTGCTGCTGGAGTTGGAACTGGCGCTCCTCCTCCTGTTTTGCAACACGCTTAATCTTGAGTAGCTGATTGGCGAGCTTGATGTTCTTTATCTCTCGGATATCGATGGCGTCCTCAAGGTCTATACCACCCTTGCTCAAAGCCATTTGGATATTCGCCTCTAGCTGAGCACGCTCCTCTTCGTCAGGACTGATTTCAATAAAGACCCCGAAGTCGTAGATATACAGGTCGCTAATCTCCCGCAGGATACTTACGTTGTACTTGCCGATTTGGTTTACAAACTCATCCTTGAACTCAGCATACTCTAAGATGTCGCTAACGCGGTACGTAAGTGCCTCAGCAAGGGAGCGGAACATATACAAGCTTCCGTCCAAGATGTGGCGGGTAGCGGTGTTGCTGTTCGCTGCGGCAAGCTTCTGTAAACCCACAAGACTGTTGGGGTCGGGGGTACTTCCGTCGCGGGCTTCGTTGAGTCCCGTTACGTCACGAATCATCTGCAAGTAATGATTCATATTCCCGATGAGCATCTGCGTCTTAGCAGCACCGCTGTTGCTATTGAGCTCTTGGATAGGGACCTTGCCTTGGTTGTACTCCCCGTCTTGGGTGTACGAGCGCCCCACCACACTACCCGTCTGAAAGTACAGGCGCAAGGCGTCTTCAGGGCTGTATGCATTGCCAGTACCTAGGTCTACCTCGCTAAGTCCGTCGGCATCGATATACACTCCGTCGGGAACAGTACGTGCGATAACCTGCTGTAGCTTCAGGTGGGTGACCTGAATGAGGTCGGCGAAAGGAATCATACGCCGGGTAAGGGACTCGATGACGCCCTTGTACATGCGCGGAGCCGTAGCCACATAGTTCGGCAAAGCGTGCTGAGAAGCGGACTTCGGGCGCACCATATTCTCCGCCACCTCCCACTTCAGCACAATGTTGGTGCCCATCACCATGATGCCGTTGTACCATACGTCGATGGTCTTCTCGACCTTCTCGTAGTCACCCTCCACCATCATCTCTTCCGGCGGATTGAACTGGTCGTCTTTCTCGATGACGCGAGCGCCGTCGCCCTCAAGCTTCTTGCGCTTGTACACAATCTTCTGCGTCGTCTTATAGTTGAAGTACATCAACGTAGCCACGTCGCGGTGGAACATATCGTTCTCGTAGAACTGAGCCGTGTTATAGTAGTCGTACCAGCTTTGGCTGCGCTGACTGATTTCCTCCAAGTCCTCGCTGGTGAGGCTCGGGTCAATCTTCATGAGCTCCGAAATAGGTAGGGTCTTGACCTCACCCCAGTAGAAGCAGTCTTTGAAGTATGGGTCTTCGGTGTAGCTATACACCACGTTGGCGGGGTCTACATACGAAACCTCTACGCCAGAACCCGGCAAGAACTCGTGCTTGGCTACACTGATACCCAACACAGCAAGGTCGTAGTCAAGGCGCTTGCGCGTATCGGTATAGTGGTTGTCTTCGAGGATGGTGTTGATGGCCTCCTCTTCAGCAATCTCGATAGCAGGCTTGTAGTTGAGCTGCATATACACCTTGAGCTCCTCGTCGCTGCTAGGCAAGTCGTCGGGGTTCATGGTGAACGGGTCTACACCCGTCTTCTGCTGGATGATTTCCAAGACGGGCTTGGCTACCATCTGCCCCTCTATCATATCCTGATACTTGCTGCGCTTGGCCTGAGATAGAGCGTCTTGAGCGTATGCCTTAACCTTGAACACGCGCTCGGACAATCCGTTGACGACGATGTCAATAAACTTCGGGAGGATAGGTACCGGGGTCCAATCCAAATTCAAATACGAAAGGTCGCCGTCCACGGCAAGCTCGTTCTTGTACTTGGCTACGCTCTGCTCACCACGAGCATATAGGCGTAGGCGGTTGAACTCCCGCCACTGGTTGTAGAACCGGCATTGGTTACCATCTTTCTTAAACCACTCATACTGAATGGCCTGCCCGACCATCAAGCCATACTCCTCAGTAGCCTTCTCCGCATCAGAAACGAACTGACTCGGGAAACCAGCACTGGAGATATTTATCTTGACGTCTTTCATTTAGTCCAATCTCTCACTACGAAAACCACGGTTGTTGTACCTCGGCAAGTTAATGCTTATAGAACTCTTCTTCTGCTCAGGCATATAGAGGTGTTTTTGGTTTGCCATAACCGCCAAACCACTGCTGATGGTAGCGTCAAAAGCAGTACGATTGCTAATATCAAACCTAGCCCAATCCTCCAAGGTTCGTACGAAAGGCATAGTGCCCATCTCCCCCACGTCTCGGTACGTGCCTTCCATGTCTACACCGAGGTGTTTCTCGATGTAGCTTTCTATAGCTGCGGCATGGGCTTGCTTGACATCTTCAGAGCTGTTCGGGATACCCCCAAGCTCCCTCTCGGTCTTGCTCAGCTTGTTGAAGTTTTTGTCGGGTCGGTTCATGCAATACCCACGGTACCCACGGTTCTTGAAGTGGTATAGCAGCCTAGGCTTGTTGTTCTCAATCAAGATGGGCATACCATAGAAGACGCATGCCATAAGCACCTCTTCGAAGAATATCTCCGCCGTCTGCGGGCGGGCGACATACTCCAAGAAAAACTCGTTGGTAGGCGCGTCGTCCATATGGAACTTGGTCATTCCGTGAAGAGCACCGTTAGAACCACCGCCACCCACAGTGCCACTAATGTCGTAAGAGTCACATCCAAATGAACCAAGGTGTTCGTTACCAGCATACTTAATACCTCTCTTTTCTATAAACCTATTCTGCTGACCCTTGCTTGGGGTCCAAGACACATTGAACCGACCCCTGCGGTCCGGCCTAAAGATGACGCGGCTGTCTTTAATCCCGTTCTCCCAACTGAAGCTTCCGCGAGTGAGATAGTGTTCCTTAACAAGGCTGTCCGCATAGTCTATCTGCTGGTAGATTTTCGTCAAGTTGAACAAACTCTGCTTGCTCTCGTCACGGAATGCATGTGACTCAGTACGAGGAAACTGCCTGTAGAATTCGTTTAGCGCGTCGGGGTCGTTCTTTAAGCTTTCCACCTCCGCCTGCCAGTAGTCTATAGCTCCTCCGCGAATCATCTCCCCGTCGACACCCCTGACGGGCTTCTCTTGAGCGGTAAAAACAGGGTGGCCATACTGGTCTATGAAGCCTTCCATGTTGTACTCCATAGGGATGAACAGCGAGTACATCCCGCTCTTGGTCTGCCCGTTGGCATTGCGAGAAGTGGGGTCGGAGTCCTCGTAGAGCTTCTTGAAGTTCGAGCCACCCTTCGCCAAGGCGTTAGACGTAGAGCCCATCAGGCACTTCCCGATGATTTTACTTCCCAAACGCAGGCACGTCTTGGTTACCCTCCAGTTGTTGAGGATGTTGTTCGGCTTGACCCACTTCCCGCTCTCGTCATGGACCAGAAGGATTAGCTTCTCTCCGTCGTAGGAGTTGTCGTCGGTGTTCTTCCAGTCGATGGTGGTATCCAGTCCGAAAATCTCTTCGTCTTCCACATCGTACATATTTTTCTTGGTAATCTTAGACGCCGGGATACGAAAGGCAAGCTCCGTCTTCGGCTTGTCCATACCATCCTGTATCGGCTTGAAGAAAAACGGAAGTCGGTTGGCGATGGGAACCACTTTATCCGTAAACATCTTCTTCGCATCCGAACCGGTCTTTGATAGTATTCCTACGCGGGAGTCTTTGGCTAGAGTGCCAGTGTTGACACACTCCGAAGAGCCCATAAAGGAGAACCCAGAGCGACGAATCTTGAGATACATCATCCCAAAACATCGGTTGTCAGCTTTGCATGCCTCCCAGAAGATAAAGAACACTCGGTTGGCCTCCCGGAAGTCGGGGTATCCAACGTCGATGCTCGTCCACTGCAAGTACATGTAGTGGGCGCCAGTGACATACGTCGGCTTGCCTCGGTTGTAGAACCAATGGCCTTCCTCACGCCTGTCAAACTCAGCCTCGATATAGTCTACCCAGTCCGCCTTAAACCCCTTGGGCATATCGTTCCACTGGAAGATGTTCTGCACCCGGCTCAAGGCTCTAGGGAACTCTTTCCGCTCCCACTTGTCGCTGTCTGTGCTCAAGTCCTTGGGCGGAGGGGGAAGGGCGATATTTAGCCCGTTGATGTTAATGATGTCGCCAATCCTACCGGACTTGGAGATGACCACCATATCGTATTTCTCGTTGTATCCATAGGCCCACGTCTTTGCGCGGTTCTTGTTGGATACAACGGACTTGCTGACCAGACCCTCTACGGGGCGGTACAGTCTATCTTGACCTTCGCTCTGCAAAACCCACCTTGCTTTCCGTCTTGGTGGTGCCCGAAGCCAACTCCAGCTCCTCCTCTTCCGAGTCGATGCGGTTTAAGATTTCAAATGCATCGAATATGGCCAGCTTCTTTGTTGCCGCCGCATTCTTCAACCTGTCCGCCGCAAGCTCGTCGTCTTCGCTAGGCTTCAGTATGTCCTCTTGAGCAACTTTAATCAGTTGCTCAACAGCTACACGCCCCGCCGCGATGATACTCTGCTTTAGCTTCTTTGAATCTTGCATGTAATCTGATGGTCGAACATCCGGTACAACTTCTCCCCGTCCACGGTAAACTCATACTCACTCTCCGGACGGAAAGTCACTGCATCACCAGACTCAATTCCTTGACCCGTAAGATAATCATTAGGAAACCGCATTATACCTACCAAAGGTTCTTCAGTTGTTGGTTTAAAAATGGTTGAATCTTCTGGGGGTACAGGCTGTACGAAGCAATACCTGCCTTGGGGAATCCACTCGCCTCCGGGGGTGCGGTACATATAGAACTGGTCGAAATCTACCAGAAACATGTCTTCACGGAAGAAGCTTCGCCCGCTCTGCTGGCGCCCCTTCATGTCGTTGTAGAACTTAAAGACGTTGTGGTGAACCAGTAGGGTGTCCCCAATGGCTATAGGACCCTCATACCCCAACGGAAGGGCTGCAACCACGCCCTCTCGGTTTGAGAAGCGGTGGTCTTCCTCACTCGTGCTTACGATGAGGTCGCCCTTGGTGTTGTTGTATCTCTTCCCCTGTACGATAAACTGATTGACGGCCCTCAAAAGTTGATGTTGTATTCTATTGAAATAGGCATGGTAGCGTTGAACTCCTTCCAAAGCACCACGATGTCTCCTTTCTCGATGTAGATGAGGATTCCCCCCGTCTCATCACTGTATTTTATTAAATGCACGTAGTGGGACGCCCCCAATACAGGCTGCCCCACCACGTAACACATCGAGTCCTTGTAGTCTGGACCGATACAAACCTTACGAATGTCTCTCACACAGTAATGATACGGTAGAGAACCTCAATAGTCACAGGAGAATCCCCTGTAGTTGGACTTGGGTTAGTTGCCGCACCAAGAATAAGAGGCTGGTCTGCCCCAAGAACCCCCGCAGTAGCACCGGTAGCAGGAAGGAAAGCTGCTGCGGCATCGGCAGAAGAATTTACCGCTCCAAATGGAAGGGTAAATTGGTCCGCTGTAGTTGTCCCCAAAGTAAGGTCGGTACTAAAGGTGTAAGCCGTAGTGCTGAAGTCAAGCTTAAACGTAGCTGAAACAACCTGAATATACTTGCCTGCACCGGGGGAGACAAGGATAGTCGCAGCCGCAGCCCCGAGATTGTTCATCTTTACGAACGTAACCGAAGCGGATGCTAACTGCATGTAATTTGCTTCGACCAAGCTTGCAATACCAGAAAGAGGAAACTGCTTGGTAGCGTTGTTGGCCGCAGAATCGGTACCAATAACTGTATCCGCACCTACCGGAGTGCTTTTGAGCGGATAGCTTGCCGCGTTACCAATCTTAGCCATCTTACTTCTTCTTACGGCGGTCGCCAGTAATAGCAGTAATAAGGATATCGAGATAACCAAATACGGCATTGTCAGATTCAGAAGGAGTGAGATTCACGATGACTTTCAAAAGCGCCATGGCCGCAACAGTCAAAGGAATCCAGTTCTCTACGATAAAATCAATCATAGAACCAAGGTACGCAATTCAATACAACCAAGACACGTTGCCCGCTTTGCTCGGGTCGCAGTCCACATGGATGAAGTTCTGACCTATGCCCACACGATTAAATCCGGCGGCAAGGAGACCGCGAAGGACAAGGAACCGGCGGTTGGAACTGTCGGCACGGATGTCCGCAGCCCAGCCCGTAAGGTGTGAGCTCCCGGAGACTCCCCCGACCTTAGCGTTGTGCTCCGGCGTACGAAAGCCCGAGTTGATGACGTACGGTACGCCGCTATGCTCACGAGCCAAATCGAGCTTCTCGAGGAAGGTGGCCTCCATCTCACGTCCTGACCCCGGCTGGTCCGGGCTATCGAATTCGTCGTAGGAAAAGTATCTCATTGGATGCCCTTTTGCGCGAGAAGGATTTTAATCTCGTCGACAGAAGTTACAAGCTTCTCAAGCATATTCATAACCGTAGCTTCCTGTCGCTCCAACATAGCAATGCGCCCTTTCAGCTTTCCGATTTCGGTTTGAAGCTTGAAGTATACTCCGATAAGCGCCCCCGCGAGGGTAAGGATTTCGAATAAGGTAATGGTGCTTGACATGTCGCCTCGAATGATGGGCTCTCCCAGTAAATCCAATATTGCTCGTGCTTAGCTTTCTTATTCACGTACCTCATATTTAAATGACGGTATACTCTTTGCTAGGGTCGAAATACATCGTGTTTGCACTTAGCTTGTATCCCATAACTCTAACCACGTGCGTCGAAGTAGTGGGTGCGGTATCCGTAAGCGTTCCGTTGGTTGTGCTCAAATACAATACGTCACCAACACTTCCCGGTACCGAATCAAGATATATGATTCCACTGGTCAGAACCTTAGCGGAGGTACCAGATTCAGTGGAGATGACCATAAGCCCTTTAGCGGTGGCTTCGGCATCGGCGTTGGCCGTACCATAGTCTCCGCTAGAATTGAACATATACACCGTACCTGTCGTTACAGGCGCGGTATTGCCTAGACCCTTTAAGACGCGACCCTCGTAGTCGCCAGCCGAAGAAGATGGATTGGAGCGAAACTCCTCTTCGATTTGGTTCCCTTCAACTTGAGAATCAATTTCTAAAAGCGCGGTAGACTGCCCAGTAGTAAGAGCAAATCCAGTTCCTTGAAAAGTGACGGAGCCCGTAGATGCGGAGCCAGAAGTACCAGTAATACTCGTAACAACAACCCCGCCTCCAGAGTCTACGGTATCTATGACGTCCTGCATAGTGTAAATCTCCCGCCCAGAGTTGATTTGGGCCGAGCCGCGCTCCTCGGTAGGGGTAGAAGCACTAAGCGTATGGAACTTTTGGTCGTTGGGTATCGTAGGCATTACTCTGGGTCTATAGGGTCTGGAAGCCAGCCAAGGGCTTGAGCCTCCACTTCGGTAAGTTGCTCAGATGTAGAAGGTATGAGCTGACCGAAAGGTACTGAATTCCCTTTATTGGCATCGACGAACAT